ATCCATAGTGTGTGTTCTCTTGCCCAATCCCAGACGAACTGAGAATAAGAACTAAACCATGTGATGCCTTGTCCGAGAATGAAAAGGCAGGTTGCGATTGCGAGTTTGTCATACATTGTGTAAGATTATTTCCTTAGCGTTTTGCTCGGTTGTTGTTCTGCCGTATTGATCAAGAAAAATTTTATCCCAATTTTTCATTTTACCTAAACGTGGATGATAGTTGTAAACAAAAATTGTTGGACTATGCACAAACTTTTTCAACATCTTTGTATGCTGAAAAGGTGACTCTTCAAGACCTACGACTTGCTCTGTACTTAGAACATCATAAAAGTAATTGCCACCACTAAACAAATTAAAATCAGAATTTGATAAGGTTTGATATTCTTCGTGTTGCTGTAAAAATACGGAATGAAAATTGCCTATCTTAAAAGTCTTTAACTCGTTCAAAGATATTGGATTATAGTTTTTCGTATCGAGTTCGCCGTGTGTGATCATTCCAATTGAAGAACATCTATTTAGAAGATAAAACAATGCGCTTCTAACAAATGGATCCTTGTAAGAATACCAGTTTGTCTTTAAGATATCAAAAGTATTTTCGTTGACAACAGGAAACATTTTGTCTGCTATCAGAGAAATTTTTTTTGAGTCTTTCATGGCGTAAGTCCAAAATTCATGGACCACAATACTCTTAGTACAACCAATAGCATATCTATCAGTTTCTGCAAGAGAGAACTCCAAAGCACCATCATAAAAAGGGTAAGTCTGGACGACGGAGCCTTTTGGAATCAATGTCTTTAGGGTTGAAAAACTATTAGTTTTGTTCTTCAGATTCTTGATTGGGCTTCGCATCAAACATTTCCTTGAACTTTGCTATTCTGTCCTCAAGCATTTCGATCTCTTCTGCTTCGCTTGGAGAATCTGGAACCTTTGGCTGTTCAGGTTGTGTCTTGAAGCGCACATAACCCTCAACGATATTCTGAATGTCGCCAAGCATTATGTCTATCTTGGCGAGTTTGCGACGCAGATCGTCTAACTTATCAAGGCCATCGGTTCCAAGTTTAAGAGTTGGTGTACCACCCACAGGTGCAAGAACATCGAGTTGCCTGATTGCATCACTAAATAGGCGGTTAACTTCATTAGGCAACTCATCGAGTTCAACAGAATACTGAATGTTTACTCTCTGTCCCATCTTATCCTCTCAGTAGTTGGCTGCGGGTCTGTAGTGCTGTCTCTACCGAGTTTGGATCTCCAATAACAACAATCTCTGTGCCTGTGGTTCCCTTATCAATAGTAATCTTGGAGAAGCGGTGTTCTTTGCTTAGACCCTCTGTAAGCATTCCTTGCTCGTTTAGATTCTTCATCTGGTGTTCTTCTCTCACCATGACGACGTGTTCTGGATTGACGAACACCTCTCGTAGTGAATAACGGCGACCACTTGTTACTGCGCCTGTTCCACACACCTCTGTAAGTTTAACTAGCATTCTCCACCTCCTTGTTGATTGGATAAATGTCTCTCATTTTTACCGACCAGACCTTGCCTTTGTAGTAGACCATTCCCCATGTTGGTTCTTTTGGGTTTCGATCCCAAAACAATGCCTTGACTGGCTTGTCTGTCTTGACATACTCTTTTAGATATTCTTCTGCATCCTGAAGCAAGAAAGCATCTTGCGGGATGTGAACTAAGTCTCCTCTTATCATCATGATACCTGAATAATCCCATAGTTGGTCGTGATAAGTGTGCCGGCGCACGACGCTGCGTTCTTCAGTGCCGACTTGGTTACTCTCACTGGATCTAAGATACCACGCTCGTAGAGGTTTGTCAAGGTGCCGTTGCGGAAATCATAGCCCATGTCGTTTGACTGGTCTAGAACATGCGCCAGCAGGAGGTCTTCGCTCTTGCCGCCGTTTCTACACATTTGACGGAAGGGCGCTTCACATGCCTTCTTTACGATCGCAATACCAATTGCCTGCTCTTCGTGGTCAGTTGTAACGACAAGAGAGTTGCTTGCTCGTAGCAGGGCTGTGCCTCCACCACCGATTACGCCTTCTTCCTGTGCAGAGCGGACTGCTTCAAGGGCGTCCTCAATGCGGTGCTTGCGTTCGGTCATCTCTACCTGTGTTGCACCACCAACATGAATCACAGCAACACCTGAAGATAGGCGAACAATGCGACCCTGAATGCGCTCGCACTCTGCAAAGTCGTCTGTGTTTGCAATCTCAGCCTTTAGACTCTCAATACGAGTCTCAACTGCTTCGTAGTCACAGTTACCGCCGACAAGAATGGTGCCGACCTTGGTGCTCTCAACAGACTTGGCCGTACCCAACTGATCAAGAGTTGCGGTCTGCAACTTCTGTCCTGACTCTCGGGTGATGAATGTTGCACCAGTCGAGATAGCAAGGTCAGACAAAAGATTGCGGCGTTCCTCACCATAGAATGGAGCCTTGATTCCTGCAATCTTTAGAGAGCCACGCATAGCGTTCATAATCATAGCAGCAAGTGCCTGACCCTCAATGTCTTCTGCAACAATGACGAGTGGGCGCGCTTCTCTTGCAACCAACTCAAGAATAGGAAGAATCTGCTCTACCTGTGTGATCTTGTAGTCTGTAACCATAACCAGCGGCTCTTCGTAGTGCATCACATTACGACGCTCGTCGTTGACAAATGCAGATGCACAGAAGCCAGCAGGGAAGCGGAAGCCCTCGGTCACGTCAATAGAAGTCTCCATAGAACGAGACTCTTCGATTGTGATAGAGCCGTCCTGACCTACCTTGTCCACAGCCATAGCAATGAGATCCCCAATAGTAGAATCGTTGTTGGCTGAAATAGTAGCGATGTGTTTGATGTCGTCAATGCTATTGACTGGTCGCGCCATCTCTGTAAGGTTGTTACAAATCTCTGATACTGTTGCATCTATTCCCCTCTGTAGTTCGATTGGAGAAACACCAGCAACAATGTGTCGCTGTGCTTCATTTAGGATTGCTCTCGCAAGGACGGTAGCAGTTGTTGTTCCGTCTCCAGCGCTTGTGTTTGTCTCGTTAGCAGCCTGACGGATAACCTGTGCGCCAGCGTTCTCAAACTCGTCGTCCAACTGAACGAACTGGGCTACTGTTACTCCGTCCTTTGTTGCGAAAGCAGACTTATCGTGCTCTTTTAGAAGAACCGTTCTGCCCTTTGGTCCGAGAGTAGAAGAAACATAATCAGCAAGTGTGTTTGCTCCGTTTAGAATCTTCTGTCGTAGTTCTTCGTTGTTTGCGAATACCATCTTGTTTGTCATTTTAACCTCGTGAAATAATGAAAACTTCGTTTGACTTCTTGCTCTTGTTCATTCCGTAAGCCCACTCTGCCGGAATAATCTCATAGTCAGAGTAGTGTTCGCGAATAAACTCACAATCATTATAACATAATAACCAGTTCTGGCGATTTGTCAAGAGGGAATGTAAAAGTTTATGATCAAATCCCTCGTGCATGTCTCCGTTCTTTCCATATAACTTGCTCTTCTCCTCCAAAAAGTAAGGAGGGTCAAGATAAAGGAAACAATTTTTGTGCTGCTCTATGGACTCCTCAAAGCCCAGAAAGCCTACTTTTAGGTTGGGTGCGTCAAAGTTAGCCAGCCTTTTGATGCTGTTCTCGTTGAAGCGTCCGTCGGCTGCTTGCTGGGAAAAACCACCTGATAGTGTTGCGCCAGAGAACGAAGAACGATTGATCGCAAAGTAAGCGGCAGCAAGTTCTACGCTCTTGCCCTGCGTTGGATCGTAGCCTCGCAAGAGCATTCGTAAAGCCTTGAATGTTTCTTTGTCTAATGGATGTAACTTCTTTACCTGCGCTACAAGATAATCTTTATCTGTCAGCAGACAATTCCAAAAGTTGTAGAGAGGATAGAACGCATCATAAGCATAGACGGCTCTATCTTTGGAGAGCACCAACTCTAACGACCCACCGCCCAAGAATGGGGAACAAATGTCCCCCTCTGGAATGTGGGGGAGTAGGTGCTTTATTGCGCGTGTTTTTCCACCGGGATAACGTAGTGGTGATTTCAAGTTTCCTCCAAGTATTGTTTTATTTTACCACGGATCGCCTGACAATTTCAATGAAGATGCGAGTTTTTGATCAGCGTATTTAAATCTAATTTTCATAATTTTGGTGCCGTTTACGCTTTTTATTCCAATGCTATTGGTACCAACTGGTACAATCTCGACATCTTCTCCCATCAATGATTTGTATTTTTCATTGTTGATCGGATCCATAATCATTGCACCATATGACTTTCCGGGCATACCGTAACCCGTTGATTGTACATAATACGGATATACTGTAGGAGATGCATCGAGCCAGTGAGTATACAAGTGTGCTCTTAACTCTGCCACCGGTAATTCCTTTAATCTTTCTAAGAGTATATCTCTAAGTTGATTTACTATTTGATCGGCGTGTTTTTCTGCTGCTATTCTGATGTCTTTGTTTTCAGGTGCTCTTAGAAACTTTTTTCTTGTTGCGGCAGTTTGGCTGAGTTTATTGGTAACAATAAAATTTTCGACACTTTTATTAATTTTGTCGATATTCAAACCTAATTCTTCAACAAGCCACCCAACACCATGATTTTTAAATCCAATTTTTTGTTTTGTTTTTGTTGACTTTGCAGATATACCAAGATATTCTGTGCCGTTTATTTCGTACAAAATGTCAGAGGGGTTTCCTAATTCGGCTGCGGGTACAGCAGAAACCAAAACATTTGGTCGAGCAGTCCACCATACCTTTGTTATTTCACCCTCAAAGCCATTTTCTTGCCGCCAATCTTCAATTTCTTCAAACATTTTAATTGCGCGCTGACTTTGTATTTCAAGTTCTGCTGATTTTTGTGCAGCAGTTAGTTGTGTTTTTCTCTGATTGATCGTTTGAAAAGCCTCTTCGTAGTTGATAAATTTTGATGTATCACCACCTAGAGAATCGGATGCTATAAGTGCCAATAGAATTTCATTTACGTCAGCCCCAAGTGTATTTCGAGATTCACCCAAAACTCCCTCCATAATTTCAAGAATTGTTAACAAACTATCAGACATAACTTAACCTCACATTATCTCGTCGGCAAGACCATACTTCACTGCCTCTTCAGCAGAGAGATAGATGTTTACCTTTTCACTAAGTAGTTTCTCCAACTTCTTACGTGTGAACTTGGTGTTCTCAACCATAGCAGTGATGTAGTCGTCCTGTAGTTGCTGGATAGCCTCAAGTTCGTTTGTGAGGTTAGGTAGGATTCCAAAGTTACCTGCTGCAACGTTGTGAATCATTACGCGGCAGTTCTTGCCAATCTTGCGCTTGCCCTTGGTTCCCGCTGCGAGGAGTAGGGTGCCTGCGGACATAACCTTGCCAACACCGATGGTGTGGATTTCAGTTTCCTCCATGACCTGCTGCATAACGTCATACATTGCAAACATGTCATCAGCAGAACCGCCATAGGTGTTGATGTAGAATTCAACAGGCTTACTTTCTTCCTTTTCCTTGTCTCTCAACTTGTTAGTCTCGTTGAGGTAAAGTAGAGCCTGTGTTAGTTCAGCAATCTTCTCGTCTTCAACGTTGGAGTAGAGTCCGATTACTCTTAGTTCCGGCTCTGGACCTCCACCTAGCATTTCGGCTAGATTCACGACTTTTGGTTCTGCTTGCGCTTCTGCGTTTGGAGAAGGTAGTAGCTTCTCAACAATCTTTCCAATAATCTGCTTAATCATGATTCTGCTCCTTTTCTAAATAGAATCGCTAGTTCTCTGTTCTTTTCTAAAAACCTCATGGCTGAACGCCAATCTGTATAGGGTGCGATCTCCTTGAAGATTCCGCTGTGTGCGTTGACCAAGAACTTGATTGAATCTTCTTTGAAGTTATTCATAATCTTCTCTTGGTTCTCCTTCTCTAACTTGTAAACCTTATCGTCGGGTTCTACGCCCGACTTTCTAAGGGCGTCTAATTTAACTAGGTTCGCGTAACTGTAATTCTCTATGCACTTGGCTAAAATAGATAACCCAATAACGCTGGAGGCTTTGACGATCAAGATCGTTGTTGAGCCTGACGCCCTGACGGAGAGCAAGAACCCAAATGTAAGTCCAAGCCCGAAGCATAAAATTCCTAATGCAATGTACCAAACCATAAGTCCCTCCATAAAAATAACCACCTAGGATGGTTGCCTAGATGGTTATTATAACGGCTCAGGAGAATGCTGTCAAGTTATTATTTTGAAGCCAAGCGACGGAAGATACGTTCGGCTAACTTGGTCGCCACATCTTCCTGCTTCTTCTCACGGAGTAGGCGGGCAGCCACGCGGCGAGCGACTTCTTGTACAATTTCTTCGTCACTTTCCATCATTGGTTCATCTGCCTCATCTTCGTCACCCATTTCCATTGGGGCTTCGGGAGCGGCGTCAGCCATTTCTAGATCACCACCTTCATCGGCGTCAACTTCACCCCCCATTTCCATCTCTTCTTCGCCACCAACCTCAACATCGGCGTCAAGACCAAGTAGGTCAGCAAGTTTGTCAACGATGTCAGCAAACTGCTCTTCTTTACCACCGTCTGCGTCCATGCCACCCATATCCATGTCCATGTCGCCTGCGGGTTCTTCAGCGCCCATATCCATTTCCATTTCTTCGCCGCCCTCGGGGGCTGGCATTTCTGGGGCGGGCGCTTCTTCGTCTTCAGCCTCCTGCATGTAATCGCGCATTCCGGGTTCGTCTTCTTCTTCCTCATCATCCCTCATACCGGGGACTGGTAGTTCGCCGCCCATGCCCATTTCTTGTAGGGGCTTGATGTTCGCCAATTTCATAAACTGACGGATTTCTGATTCTGATAGTAGTGTCTTGCGAGCCATTGTTTTAATTCTCCTTAAAAACTCAATGTTAAATAGTCTACGTCACCAGAAGAAGCCAATAATTCTTCTCCGTCAGGCAAACGTTTCTGTAGTTTAATTAGTGCCTTACTTTCTATTTGTTTTATTCTCGCGAAAGAAAGTCCTTCGCGTTTTGCTATTTCCCTGAGAGTCATAGGTCCATTTTCATGGATCGAGATCAGGGAACAATTAAATTCGTCTTCATAGTCAATGTGAAATTTACATTTGTCTGCTGGGCAACATTCCCTGTCTTTAAGGCACTGCTGCGAGCATACTAGTAAGTCTTCTTTATTCATAGGTCTGGAAACTCCTGTGCGATTAGATCAAATAGGTTTTCTTTGTCGGCATCATCTAGGAGTCCCCAGTCTTCTAACTTTTCTTCTCCTTTCTTTCTCAGTTTGAGCGATTTGGTAAAGCGTTTGCGGCTTAGGATCTTATGCTCTACAACATAATTGTCCAAGAAAGCCATTAGATTTGGGTCTTCCTCAATGACGCCATCGATCACGGCACGGAAGAACTGAGACACCCTTATCTTGTTGTGTCTCAGCCTTATGATTAGTCGTGCGTGATCGTCGTCATAGACCCAAAAACGAATTGACTTTACGTCTTCTCCGTAGTTTGGATCGTCAGACATTTCACACACTCCTATTCAGAATGTGTGTTCTGCTTTCGCCAAGACCTGCGGAGGTCTGACGAACAAACTTGGCTCTATGTTGTAGTTCATGGATAGAGCGACAACCAGAGTAGGACAACCCAGAACGAATGCCTCGCTCAAGGTCTTCAAGAACGTTCTTTACCTTGCCTCGGTAGGGAACAGTAGCGGAGACACCTTCAAACGAAGAGTAGCGTCCTCTCCAATCCATTTGCGCCTCCTTGGACGCCATTCCTCGGTAGGTTTTAAATTTACGACCTGTTCCGTCTACAAGGGTTTCTCCGGGTGTCTCGCGCGTTCCAGATAGCAAGGAACCCAACATTACAGCGTCTGCGCCAGCAGCGAGAGCCTTTACAATGTCGCCAGAGTTGCGAATGCCTCCGTCGGCAATGATAGTAACGTCGCGGTCTGTGCGAGAACAATCAAAGATCGTCTGCAAGCCGGGGTGTCCGTGTCCTGTCTGGATTCTGGTAGAACAGATAGAGCCACCACCAATGTTGCATCGAACGGAGTCTGCTCCCCAGTCTGCGAGGTCGTTTACGCCTTCGAGGGTTGCTACGTTGCCTGCCATGATGTGGATTTGGGAACCCAATTCATAACGCAAATTTTTCAAGGCTTCTCGCATCTTGACGTGGTGGCCATGAGCAACGTCAACGCAAACAAATGTTGCGCCTGCCTTTACGCCCTCTTCGGCACGATCAAGGTAATCGTTATCAATGCCAACAGCGAATCCGATGTTGGCTACGCCGCTACTTTTGGCAGCACGAATCATTTCGGTTTGCTGCCCGATTGTGTTGTAGCGGTGTAGAACACCAGCACTGCTTGCATGGTGCATTGCTTCTGCCATCATTACCTCGGAAATAGTATCCATCGGTGAAGCAAAGATGGGTAGTCCGAGTTCTAGTCCGTTCCCCAGATTAGAAGAGATATCCACTTCAGATCGAGAGCGGATATCGGAGTATTGTGGTAAGAGTAAAACGTCGTCATAGGTTAATGCTGTCTCCATTGTTAGTTCCTATTGTTGTCAATAAACTTGCGGATTCCGGTTGGGTGGAACCACATTTCTTTATGCGGTTGCGGCGGGTCTTCCATGAAACGCACACGAGGACGCATACCTCCGGTGCGGACATAACAAATGGAAGGAACTCCACTAAATCCCCACTTCTTTTCTAGACCCTCGCCGTCTTCCATGTTGAATGCATAGAAGTGAACATCACCATATTCATCGGAAATGTCTACGAACTGCGGCTTTAGAGCGTGACATAGGTGACAATTGGAGCCATAGAGTTTAATTACGACTTCGTGTTCACCTGTCACTCCGCCACCTAGGATTTGGTCTAGGTTTTTTCGATTGATTCTGCTAACTGCCATTTTCTATCCTCTCGATTAGTCGGTCAAGATACCAACGGGCTTTCTTGAGGTCTTCAAGGGGATCTGCCTTGTGTTGGTGTCTCGCAACATACTTTACCACGTTACCGGCATTGAAGTCAAGTTTCCAATCATCGATTGCGTCAATTACTTCAATCTTTCCGGTGTTGTAATGTGAGGGGTGATTGACGGCTTCGCGTCGTGCTAGACCTTCAAGTCCTGTTAGGTTGTCGGAGAACTCGTCATCGTGAGAGCCCTGCGAATCAAATAGGTCAATCATCTGTGTTGGTGTGGGCATCAATTACCTCCTGTGCTTTATTGATGCAATCTGGGCAAAATAGGGTTACCTGCGTTGGATTTTCCCGTACAACTACTCGCCATGTGAGCGCATGTTCCTTGGATTTGGGGTCAAATGCGGCGTTACATGCTGAGCAGTTGTCCGGTCTGTGGCTAAAGGTGGAAATTTTTTGGGCGAGTTTTTCGTTGCCTTTATTCTTCTTCTTGAGCCGTCGCCGTTGTGCCCTATTCATGGTCGCTCCATTCCTGTGATGCGGGGTCCGTCAAATGCGGACGGACGAAAAACCACCACTGCTGATGGGAATGGTGCGCTATTCGTCTCATCACCAAATTTGATGCGTCCTCGAACAAAGCGAATCTCGTCTGCCTTCATCACGTACTCGTGCCAGTATGCAGTATCAGTACGGGCGGGGATAAGCATAACAACCATTGTGTTTTCCTTAAGTCCCTCTTCGTATGACTTCTTGACCCAATCCTTTAGTCCGCGACCATAAGGTGGGTTGAGAAATACTCGATGACCAGACCAATCCTGTGATAAGGAATCATCTGCCTGAGTGTAATACTTTGCGACCTTGTAGTTGTCGTCTGATGCAGCAGCGTCTAGAGTAAATGGACCATAGATGCTGTTTAGTTTGTCAAAGATGGACTGCGGAGTAGCCCACTCGTTTGACTTTGAACTAAACATGACTTCTCGTGTATTCTTATCCACCTGTACTCCCTAGGGCTCCTGAGCCTCGTTCTGAAATAGTGATTGGGTGACGCTCGTCGTAAAGTATTCCGTCTACTTCCTCAAATGCACGGAAGTGGACTACTGGAATCATTACCAATTGAGCAATCTTGTCTCCGTGCTTGATGTCCTGACTACGATGCCCAACGTTGTGAAGATTGATGAAGACCTCTCCGTCGTAACCAGAGTCAACGACGTGGGCTCCAACAACAAGACCACGCTTGGCTGCTACACTTGAGCGGTTCATAACCTGTAGCATGTAGCCGTGTGGAATGCCAAACTTCAGCCCTGTTGGGATTAGGACAGAATGTCCGGGCAGAATAACCTTGAAGTCATCCTTTCCTCCGAGGAAAGCATAGATGTCAAGACCAGCATCCGAGGGGTTCGAGCGAGTTGGATGCTGCACGTCGCTGTAAAGGCGATGATACTCAATAATCATGGGTTCTCCGTATCTTCGCCCGAAAGCGCCTTGTAGTTGTCGTAAACCTCATCAATGTCAATCTTACCCTTGAACAGACGGTAAGCCTTCACAGCCGCACGGATCTCGTCGGTGTTCAGCCAGCCCTGCTCACGATACTCGGTACGCAGTTCGCGCTTCTGCTCCTTGTAAGGCTCCATGGCCTCTTCAATTGCTACGAGTGAACGGATGTACTCCATGACGTAGCGCTTCTTCTCTTCGGTTGATGTAGACATGCTGTCCTCCTTGTTATGTTTGTAATGTAACTCGTCACGCTGCCGCTGTCAAGCGCTCAGCGTCGTTTTTTTTAAGCCCGAACAGGGCGAGTTCCTTCATCTTCGCCTCGATCATAACGTCGAGGTCGTAGCCGTAGTCGTCAACTGGTCCGTTGACGAAATCTGAGTGGGCATGTGGGCGAATCTTGGAGTCGCGCTTTTCTTCAGCACGGGACTCGGAGTAGTGGACTACCGGCTTGATGTCTCCCCACGTCGAGATTGCAATTTCCAAGGCTTCTTTTTCTGTAAGACCGCCAGTGCAAAAACCGTGATGATGATAATCAAAAACAATCGGAATACCAGTCCTGTTGTAAACTCCCTCATAGAGTTCGATAGTCGAGTAAAGTGATTCACGGTCGTCATTCTCCACGGTTAGACGAGACTTCACGCTATCTGGTAGTCTCTCAAAGTTACGAGCAAATGTATCGAGGGCTACGGGCTTGTTGCCGTAGGCTGCGCCGACATGAATGTTAATCTTTGCGTAGTGATCTCGGGGCAAGCCAAGCATGTCGAAGAACTCTCCGTGAATCTCCAAGTCTCTCAAGGTGTTCTGAAACACCTTCTCATTTGGAGAAGCCAGCTTGTTGAATGGTCCGGGGTGAGAAGTAAGACGAATACCATGTTCCCGTGCATAGTTGCCTGCCTTCTCACAAGCCTCGAAGATTGCTTCATAGTCGGGCATGTCGTGGAGTTGGTACTCTGACGCCCAAGGAAAAACGTTGGAGGACAGACGGAAGAACTTGATCCCGTGCTCAACATTCCATTCAAGGATCTTTTGGAGATCGAGTACGTTTAGGAGAGACAAGGAGGATGCATACTCGATCCCCTTCTCTTCAAAAGTTCTCTTGATCATGGAGCGATTAGTAGTGATTCTATCTTGCTTTTTACCACCATAATCCTGCGGGTTTGACAACTGCATGTTGATACATGCGTAGCCGTAGTTCTTGCTCATCTGTCCTCCAACGTTATAGATAATGTAACCGGTCAGGCGGCTGCTGTCAAGGGATTTTCTTCGTGGATCGTGTGAGGGTTGTCAGAGAAATAGATCTTCTCGATCCCTAGTCTCCGACTGAACTCGTCCGTGAGGTGCTTGCGGAAGTGACGCTCGCCGTGAAGGCGGCGCTCTGTGGTTCCCCAAGTGTCGATCTCGCGTAGAACGTCCATCTTGTTGACTACAAGGCGGTTCACGCCATTCATGTCAATTGCCTGACGCACTTCCCTTGTGTTGATCCAGTTACACTGACGGACGCGACCTGTCGTAGCACCAAACTCAGCACCAACCTGCTGAATCTGATCAAACACAGCGTCGTCGGGCTGGAACTTACGCTTTCCAACATAAGTCTCGTAAGCCTTGATAATGCCCCAGACATTGCGGATAGAGCGTGGGTTGATTCCGTTTTGGAGGGCTGCTGCTGTTCCTGTGTGTGAAGACGTTACATAAGGGTAGTCACCCCAGTCTGGGTCAAGCCAGAAGCCCTGTGCCCCCTCCATTAGGATTACAGAGTCTCCAGAAAGTTCCTCATAAATGTCGATAATGAAGGAATGAAGTTCGGGAATCTCACCAGCACGTACCCCACGGCGAGCATACTTATCCCTGTAAGCGGGTCCATTTCCCGTCTTAGTGGTTCCAATTCGTTCATCTGTTCCGTCCTGCGCCTTGTGTAGCGAAGTGATAATGTGTGCGTTTTCCGCAATCTTTAGGTGATCTCGGACGTTGATGCCGTGAGACTCAAGATACTCTATTTCTTCAAAGAGTTTGACTGGATCGACCACGCAGCCGTTACCAATAACGGATGTAACACCAAAGAACACGCCAGCAGGAATGTGATGGGTAACCAACTTAACGCCGTCGTGATAGATTGTGTGTCCAGCATTGCATCCTCCATTGAAGCGAACGCAGTGTGTATATTCACCACTCTTAAGTAGGTGGTGGGCGACCTTTCCTTTACCTTCGTCTCCGTGCTGAAGACCAATAACAATGTCGGTAATCAAGTTTCCTCCTTGTTTCTGAACTTGTACCAATACTTTAACATGGGAACGGAACTGATGCAACTAAAAAGTGCCATCCATTCTCCGTGGCAGTTGAGCAGATGCTCCATTTAAGACCTCTAAATCTGGAAAAATTGCCTCAAAAAATTTTTGACGATCTTTGCTTTTTCATCTTCACTTTCGGCTTCAGAAAAAACATAATCATAAGTGCTCTTCTTAGATTTTATCTGTTTATCAAGCTCTTTAGTTCGTTCTTTCATCCAGCGAATTTGTTCTATAATGTTGTCGGGAATTCGCACATCAAATTTTTCAGACATGTCAAGGAGTATAAAGTAATCGCCATCATCAAGCGCTCGCTTGGCTTCCTTGAACATAGATAATCTAACCTGTCGCTCTTCATCTGTCAAGCCAAAAGAGCGGTCTGGGTGAAGATTTAGCGCTAACTTCTTGAATAGTTCCTTGAAGGTCGAGTGTATTTCATCTTCTTCTTTTTGTTCCTGAATCTCAGAAACAATCAGCTTTTCTTTTCGAGGATCTCGGGGCGGGACAGGTAGCGCTCCTTTTTCTTGATTAAGTTTTTGTAAATCTATGTCGTTTTCTGAGCAGTAGTTTTCAAGAAACATTTGAAAATCAACCGCATGTGCTTCACATGTTTCTATAACAAGATTTAGTTCTTCATGCTTGAACTTCGTTTCGTTTAGTGCTCTCTTCCACTTTAACAAATCTGTTACTCTCAAAGCAAAAACCTCCCACCATAAATAGGTGGGAGGCTGACACTAACCTTTGCCCTGACCGCGATACTTCTTCTTGTAGCCCTTATTACCACCATGTGGTCCCGGTTGCTTGCGCTTTGTTAGAGCACTCTTGCCAATACTGGTCTTTTTCTTGGGTGCTTTGTTGTGTGTCTTCTTCTGTGCCATGCTTTACTCCTTATTGTTAGCCTAGCAATCTAAAGTTTCTGTAGAGAGACCTCGTTGAGAAACCCCATTTTGGATCGTAATCCAGTCGCGACATGTAGGGGCGGTTGATCTGAATGCTATCCTTCTTTGGATCAATGCCCCAACACTTAATCTTTTCTGTCTCGTTGTTTGAGTCAATAACCTCAACAATCCAGAAGTCCTTGCCCTTCTTTGTCTTTCTCGGAACAACCTTGCGTGGGATAAACCAGCAGATCTGTAGTTCCTCGTCAAACTCGGAAATGGGTGGAATGTACTTGTCCTTCAGTTTCTGGATAGTCTCGGGACTAATGACCAAGTTCATTGGGAACACGCCAGTCAATTCAGTCTTAAACTGGATGATCTCTTCCTCTGAGAAGTCGCCTTCTGGTCTGTAGAGATCAATGTTGTCGTGGAACTTCTTCTTGGTCTTCGGACGATCAATCACGGACGCACACCAGAAGTGCTTGCGACCTGTGAAGCGGTCGTCAATTAGACTATCCATTGCTCCTGCCCTACAGAGGGCGTCAAGTGCCTTCTTGTTTAGTTTAGCATACTTTACCTCTTCTCGGAACAAGAAATCCTCAATGTCCGTGAATGGGCGATTATCAAGCACCTGCTCCATTGCAGACTCACCAAAGCCCTTGATGCTTGTGAGGGGCTGGATAAGAGTCTTGCCGTCGCTAGTAATCTCCCAAGTCCTACCGGATGTGTTCACGTCTACGGGCGCAATCTTGTAGCCAAGAGACTTAGCAATGTTGATTGCGTTCTCCTTCTTGCTCTCGGGCTCTTTGTCGAGGAAAGCAGCAAGCCACTCTGCCTCGAAGTAAGTTAGGAGCCAAGCGCACTGATAAGAAATGATAGAGTAGGAAACAGCGTGGGATTTGTTGAAACCATAGCCAGAGAAGTATTCAAACTTCTCCCATAGACCCTGTGCTTCACTTCTAGCGATGCCCTTCTCCACACAACCATCAATGAACTTCTTGTGGATCGCATCCTTGACCTCAAAACCCTTTCCGGTTCCCTTCTTAGTTAGGAGTTTGCGGAGCAAGTTACCCTCGTCAAGAGTCAAATCCTTACCAAGTGCGTGAGCAATCTTGGCGATTTGTTCCTGAAAGATCAAGAAACCAAACGTTTCTTCGGTGATCTCCTGCACCTCTGGTGTGAGATACTTGATGTACTGAGGGCTTTCCTTGGCGTCAATGTAATCCTCGTGGACGTTAGCCGATAGAGGACCGGGACGATAGATGGAAGTGATAGCGGAAACATCAATGATGTTGTTTGGCTTTACTCGCTCTGCGAAGTTCTGCGCTCCGTCCTCGGTGAACTGGAAAGTGCCTACGAAGTTGCCCTTATGGAAAACATTTTTGTAGACTCTCGCGTCATCGAGGTTGATAACGTCAGGGTGAAGGTTGTTGTCGTAGAAGTCCTTGACCTGCTTGAATGTTGGTTCTGCAATGCCGTGGTGGCGCTTGAGAATCAACTCAATAGCAGTCTCCATCATAGCAAGGGTCGAGAGACCAAGAAGATCGAACTTGATGAAGCCCATTGGTTCAAGATGGCGAACGTTCTGTCCCTCGGACCAAGGCGTCTGACGAACGCCCTTGGAGTTGATAAGGGGCATGTTCTTGTCTAGATCCTCGGCAATCACAACACCGCCAGCGTGACGAGACGCAGAGCGAACCTGACCGACGAGAGCACGGACGTGTGTCTTGACGTGAGGATACTTGCTCAAGAATCCCTTGAGAGAACTTGAGAACTCAAGCACCTCTTCCCAAGTTGGGGTGTACATTCCTGCCTTGATGCCGTGCTTCTGCTTGGCGAGAGGCGTTGCCTCCTTAATCATAGCGTTGGTTACGAGATTGACCTCGCTGAAAGGAATCTGATAGAGTTTGGAAATGTCCTTGATAAGAGACTTCAACTGGAGAGTGTTCCAGTTAGAGATTGGAGCAACACATTCCTCACCCCACAACTCAATCAACTTGTCCTTCAGTTCCATTGGGCGACTAATGTCATAATCAATGTCTGGGTAATCCTTGGCGTCAGAACGTAGGAATCGTGAGAATAGAAGGTCGTACTTGATTGGATCGACCTGTGTGATCCCAAGAGCATAGGCAACAAGTGAACCAGCGGCAGAACCACGACCGGGACCTGCAAGCATCATTGTGTCTGTAACGTCTACGATTGCCTTCATAGTCAAGAAATACTTTGAGAAGCCTCGGTCGTCAATGACGTGGAGTTCTTCTTTTAGTCTCGCAAGGTACTGCTTGTTGTCGGCAAGACCCAACTTACGCAGACCTTCAAGTGAGAAGTTGATTAGCGCCTCAGTTGCGGTGTGTCCTGCGGGCACAACGAATGAAGGAAGGCGAACAGTGTTATCTGGAAGGAAGTTCTCAATGCGATCAAACGCGATTCGGTGTGTCTCTTCAATAGAACGCAACACAAGGTCGTCATCGTAGTCAGTATTACACAACTTAGAGTAGTGCCTGTAGGACTCCCACATCTCGTCACCATTCTTGGGATAGAGTTCGTAACCAATCTCGTCAACAGAGACAGGCAGATCGCTCTCGGTGTCTGCCCACTGCGGGCGACCCTTACCAAGCCAACCCAAGCGCTTGTAGAGTTCTCGGTCCTTCCAAGCATCACGATTGGGGTAGTGCGAGTCTGCGGTCGAGATCACCTTTACACCAAACTCGTCACAAACCTGAATAACAAACTTGTTTAGTTCGTGCTGCTCTGGGACATTGTTCCACTGAATCTCGCCGTGCCAGCGATCACCAAAGATGTCCACCATCTGGCGGGTTGTCTCTCGCATAGCCTCAAGCACAGCCTCTGGTCCTTCCTCTCGGTTCTCCCAGTAGTTACCAGCATAGACGCCGCCAAGGCAAGCGGAGGAAGCAATAATGCCCTCGCTGTGATCCTTGAGCATCTTGTAGTCCATTCGAGGATAACGATAGAAGTTCTCGTCCTTGTAACTCTCGGACACAAGTTTGAAGAGGTTGTTTAGTCCCTTCTGGTTCTGAGCAAGAAGAACGAGATGGCGACGGCGGCGTAGAATGTTGCTGCTTTTGCCCTTGCTCGCGCCTTCGTCTTCAACAGAGGCAGCAGAAGCACCAGACTTCTTGGCTTCGCGTGCCTTCTTCTTATCCTGCATTGCCTGCTCGTATTCATCCTTCCATTCATCAATAGATGGAATGAAGTAAGCCTCGCAACCAAAGATAGGCTTGAAGTCCTTGCCTTCTGCCTTCATCTTCTTAGCGTGTAGCACCTGATAAGACAGACCATTCATGTTCCCGTGGTCGGTCAGAGCAAGCGCATCAGACCCGTTGGAGTAAGCGAACTCCATGTGGTCCTGTGGGAAGCCGAGCCCATCAAAGATAGACCCAGCGACGCTGTGGGCGTGTAGCCCAACAAACTTGATTTTACTTTCTTTTCTTTCCATTATTTTGCCTCCGATAGTAGTTTGAGAATCCGATAATTGTGTTTACTAATCACGCCTTTTCTTGTGGGAGTGT